GGTTCCCAAACTTTTTATTCACGATGAATATAATAGTGCAATTATTGAAAATATACTAAAAAGACAAAAAATGGTTGTTAGACAATTAAAAAAAGAAACTGAAGCCTATGGACGGTCAACAATTGACCCTAGAACGTTTGTTATATTAGATGATTGTTTATATGATAATACATGGGCTCGTGATAAACTTATGAGATTGCTTTTCATGAATGGTCGTCATTGGAAACTCATGTTGGTTATTACTATGCAATACCCTTTAGGCGTTCCTCCTAATCTCAGAACCAATATTGATTATACTTTTATTCTTAGAGAACCCTATATTGCTAATAGAAAGAGAATTTATGAAAATTTTGCCGGTATGTTTCCCACTTTTGAAAGTTTTTGTCAAGTAATGGACCAATGCACTGAAAATTATGAATGTTTGGTAGTTTCAAATAATGCAAAATCTAATCGACTTGAAGACCAAATTTTTTGGTATAAAGCATCTCCTCACGGTGATTTTAAATTAGGTTCAAAAGAGTTCTGGGAAATGAGTAAAGATATTGCTTCTGATGATGAAGATGAAAATCCATTTGACCCCAAGGCTGGAAGAAAAGGTCCAGCTATTAATGTTAAAAAATCTAGATGGTAAGTTTATTTTTGATTTCAAAAAGTTTCAATTAAAAATATTTGGAGAGAAAAATATATAAAATCTTGAAAAAAATTTTTTATATATTTATTAATTTGTTTAAAATATTAAAGGACAACCATCTCCATCAATAACAAGACCAGGTGTAGCCATTTGAACTATGCCTATTACATAGAATGTTAGCACCGCAACACCCCATAAACAATAACCACACTTACTCCAAACTAACAAACCCGTTTCTTTTGATTCTGTATCGTCTTTTCCTTCAGGACACACAAATAAACATAAGCATAATGTTACTAGTATAAAACAACAACCACCTATTGTTATTCCCATATACATTCCAAACATATCCCATCGTCCTATATTACCATAACCACTACCAAATACTCCAGTCATAGGTATAGCTTGCAAGGCTAATGGACCTCCGTAATGATATCCAGCTTGAGCGCATTCTCCCAAATTTTCGTCATATTTATAACATTTTTTTAATACGCAATAAGTTTCTCCTGGTTTCTGTATCATACAACTCTCCGGACATTTACAAACATTATCAACAATAGAACAATTCCAAGATTTAGTAGAGGAATCAACAACTTGTTCTGCTCGTCGAAATGAACTGGCAGAAACAGAAGCAAATAGCATAGTGGTTAGAACAAAGGTCTTCATAATCATCTTAGGTATATTAACATTTTATACAATAGATTTTTAAATCAATTTTCAATACTTTATGGTATTTATAATTAAGGTATTCTTGACTTAAGTATTAGGGTACTGTTCGTTAGTATTTTAGCATAATTTTATCTTGAATTATTAAATGTCTTTTGGATATATATTAGAAATATTTGGTGGGACAGGAGCTGTCATCTTGGGTGTTGGAACTTGTATTTGGGGATTTTGTAAAACACATGAATTCAAATATGATTATGACGAAGAAGATAAACTAGACCCTGTTGATGTATTAAATGAAGAATGGGAATCACCAGGAGAAGATTTCCCAATAGAAGAACAATTTGGTTCTAATTGGTCTAGATTAAAATTTGCAAAGAAAGAAGATGGAAATTGGAAAGTTAACATAAATAAAAAAGAAGGCGATGTTTACATTTATAGTAAAAAGGATAGATTACCTCCAAAATGCAATGATAGAAATCACTTTTTAAGAATAAATATAAAAAATGTCAAAAAAAATATGAAAATAAAATTTCAACAGAAATTTTTTGATATAAGTTATAACCAAATTAAAGATACAAATTATAAATTCATAAAAAAGGATGGAGAACATATCTTTGAACCAGAATGTATAATAGATTTACAAAATACAAATAAAGATAGTGTAAAACTAGAGCAAGTAGGTGTTTATATTTCTGGAGAATTTCAAGATATAAAAGATATTATTATTGATGAAGCATATTATGGTGAAAAATGGTCTTTCTGTAAATTATGTTGTTGTAGAAGACACTGTAAAACAATATTGTGTAGAAGAAAATCAAAAGACGATTAATGTATTAAATACATAATGCTTAATACATTAAAATTTCTTCTTACAGGCACACATTTTAGCTAAATCGTCAGCTTTTTGAGCTGCTGTGTATTGATTTACAAAAGTATTAGACTGATCTACATTATTATATCTATTATCAGCAACTTGATTATAAACAATACCATTCATTTTATTAAAAGGCATACCAAGCATTTTTGAGGTTCCAGTTTTATTTGGCTGGACCTTGACTCTTTGTGATTCCATTAATCTTTTTAATCCGGGGCGAACCATATAATATAAATAAATATTTTATTCCAAGAGATGTTTAACATTTTTCTCTCCAAATATTTTTTCATGAAACTATTTCAAAAATTTGATATAACATCTTAGACACTTCTTTTGACGGCTGAGTAGACCCCTTTTCTAAGTTGCGGTATTCTTCTCTTGTTATATTTAATTTTTTTGACATGTCATCTACGCTATAGTTATGCAAATTTCTTAATTTCAATAAAATAAATGCGGATTCTTTAGGATTATTAGAACAAAAGTTACTATTTTTATCAGGAGACAATATTTTTGGAGAAATTTTATCAAATACATTTTGTATTAAAATATTTTTTGTATTTACTGTTGGACTAGACATATAATATAAATAAATAAATTATATTAAAATAGTTTATATATGTCTTGTTTTTCTTGTTTTAGAAAAACGAACCAAGTTTATCCTATAGTGATAGAAAATGAAGGAATAGATTTTAAAAACAATGAATGTATGATATGTTTATCAAATACAGAAACAAATAGTGTTTTGTTACCTTGCGGACATTGTTATCATTATGATTGCATATTTAAATGGTTTGAAAAAGATTTATCTTGTCCTACTTGTAAGCAAGTATTCCGTTGGAAAAAAAAAATTTATTCAGGTGCTAAAATATCTAGATAACTTCTAATTGTTTAAAAGTGCCTCCACCCAATACTTTATTTAACTCTTCTTGTTTACTTTTTATAGCTAATACTTCAGTTACTTTACAATTGTGTTTTTCTGCTGGTCTATGTAATACACAGAATGATTTACCGCATTTACAAGTTATACATAAATCGACAGCACTGAGTTTCTTTTTACACTTTTTTCCGTTTTCTAGTATACATTTGCAGCGTGGAACCTTTTTCTTTTTAGGCTTTTCTTGAGAGTCTGTTTTGTTATCCATATTATAATAATTTGAATTTAAATAATACAAATTATTTTATTGAAAACTTATTCAATTTTCATTTGTTTCAGTATCATCTTTTTCAGTAATAGAAATATTAACACTATTTAGTGATTTTTCATCACTACCACTAGGTAACAAACCTCTTTCAATAGCATTCTTAACTGCACCACCTCTTTCAACATTTGCACCTTCAAAAAGTTCCTTGCGAATATCAGCTGAACTGACCTCTTCTTTATTTTCAAAAACATTCTCAATAGTATTATTAACACCAACAAGATTTCCATTTTTATCTACATTTTGTGTTAATTTATTACCAGTTTCCTTTGCTAACTTTTTATTTTCAGCAATAGCATTACGTTTGGCTTCTAAAACACGTTTTTCAAATTGTTGTTTAGCATCAGCCTCATTCTTATTTTTTTCACTCATTAACTGATTAAGTTCATCTTCAAGATATTCTACTCGTCCTGTTTTATAAGCTTCAGGCTCCCATGGCATCCACATTCCAACTGGACCAACATATACATTATGATTTGGATCTACTTCTCTTAATAATTTACATCTTAGCTCTGCTTCTTCTTGTGTGCTATAAGTTCCTCTAATTTTTAAACCACGAACACTAGTTTGGAAATCGTGCACCTTATTAAATTCATTATCCAATCGTTCTTCATTTGCATCTAAGAAATTTTTATATTCAT